ATCTACACGACTTATGAAGATATCTATCAGTTATTGAAACCGGCGACGATACAGGAAATCGAGGAGATGAAAGCCAACAATCCCCGCCAGTTTGCCTATTGGTACATGGGGCAGATGGTATCGCTCGAGGGGCTTGTATTATATACATTCAAGCGGGACAGGAACCTGTTTCCGCTCGAAAATTTCAGGAGGATGGCAGCGAACGGCTACCATCCTCTTTACGTAATATACGGCGTTGACAGCGGAATCGTGAAAGATGCGACCGCGGTCTGTGCCTGGGGCGTTATGCCGGACGGCATCCTGTTGAAATTGGGGACTTTTTATCTGAATCCGAAAGACGAAGGGGAGCCGATCCCGAACTCTATGCAGGTTCGGTTGATGAAACAGTGGTACGATGAATTTTATGCGCTTATGCGAATGCACGGCGTTATGATGCCGGGCGCTTATAACGAGTGCTGGGTATTTGACAGCGCGGTTGTAACGCAGGACCTGATGTTTGAATGGCAGAATCACACCGGATTCTATTGCCGGGCAGTTGAAAACAAGAATATCGAGCGGGACATTAAAAGGCTGCAGAACGGATATTTCAGGGGAATATTCCGTGTTTTGGATATTCCGATGAACGAACCGAGTTTAAGAGAGACGGAAACCTTTTGCTATGACGAAAACAACGAGATCCCCGACGGACAGGACGATCATACGATCGACGCGGACAAATACGCGACGGCACACTATTACTACAATTACATGACAATGAGCGGATAAGGAGACATTATGGCTTTTCAATTACCGAAATATCTGAAGCGTTACCTCGATACGAAAGGGAGGATTCCCTTTGAAAACTACACCAATAACTCCACGTATTATTCACAGCTGGATTATTACTGGATCAATTACATGGAATACGTGATCCGGCCGTGTATTGCATACGGAAGCGGCGCGGTGGACGGAGTGCATAACAATGCGCTCTCATCCGGGACAGGCTTTGCTCTCGTAAACGGTGCGTCCCGCGTGGTCAGGGGAGACAAAACCTATTTTGAAGGAGACGATTACACCTGTGAGAAGCTGGGCGGCGCGTGGGCGACCTACTCCAACTTTTCAAAATTTCTGGATCGGGCGATACGCTTTACCATGTTGTGCGGGAGCGCCCCGATCAAGATCGATATCGACAGATTGGGAAGATCGTCCCTGTCGGCCGTAAGGCTGGACAGGAGCCTGATTTCCACAGACGACGCCGGGAATGTAAACAGCGCCGTCTTTTTTGTTTCTATTCTTTCAAACCTGAAACGGGAGATCGGAGAGCAGATCGAGTATTGGCTGGTGGAAGAACGGAAATATAACGAAGCCCTGAAACCTGTAATCGTTTACAAAGTATTCCGCAAGAGCGGCGTGGCAAATTCTCCCACGCTGCCGTCTCCGTATCAGGTGGGAGTATCTTTCGAGAATCTTCCTCCGCGGGTAAAGCAGGAACTTGTGCGGAACGGAATCAACAGACTGAACGAAGAAATGGAGCTTCCATTCACGGACGGGCTCGGCGTATGGCTGCTGACGCGCACGGGCGTAAATTCATGTGTTCCGGATGCGCCGTTCGGCGATCCTCTCTTATATGGTTTGCTCGATCTTCTCTGGTCTCTCGACGTCGTTTACAGCGGCTCGATGATAGACGTTCTGAACGGAGAAGGGAAGATCCTCGTGCCGAAGCAATTTCTTCAGGAGACGATGGCGCGGCTGCAAGCGCAGAATCCCGGCATGGCGTTTGATGTGACGACCGCGGAACTGGACGGATATAAAGACGAATCGTTCGTCTATGTCATGCCGTCTATGTTCGATAAGGATAAAATGGCGCCGACGCCCGTCCAGTTTGAGATAAGATCGACGGCGTACAGAGAAATGTGGGAGCTATATCAGAAGGAAGCCGCCGTTCGGGCGGGATTTTCTCCGACTTCGATCTTTCCTCATCTGGTCCCGGATAATTCCGCAAAAACGGCGACGGAGGTTACGGCGGAGGAAAATCTGACGCGTGCGAGCGTAAAACAGTTCCACGGCTTATTTCTTCCTGTTATCAACCGTGCGATACAGGAGATCGCGCGGCTGGAAGGGCTCGACGACAACGTAGAGCTGAAGCTGTCCGATTATATCGGGAACAAACTGCAATCAGACCAGAATATCCGTGAAAACTTTGCGGCAGGTCTGATACCGAAAGAAGCGGCGGTGCAGGCGATCAATAATCTCTCTGCGGCGGAAACGAGGGAATACCTGGAAAAGCTGAAAAACGAACAGCAGGAATCAATGGAGGCGGCCTTCAATGAAAGGGATTATTTCGGACAAGCTGAATCCGCAGGCTTTGACGATAGAAGAAGCGGAAACGAAAATCAGAATACTGATCAAGCGGGAGATATTCCGCCTGACGCCGAAAAATGATATTCTGAGACTGGCGGCTATTATTATCAAAAATGCCGTGAAAGAGCTTAAATTGCCGGTTTTAAAGGACGCGGCGCAAAGAAGTCTCTGGATATTTGCGAATAACCAGTATAACATCATCCGGTCTTCATTGGGAAATAACCTGTTGCTCGCGGCGGCGTTCATTTCCGTGCTTGGAGAAAATGGCGAAGCAACGCTTCCGAAAACAAGGGCGAAGGAAATCATAAGGCAGTATGCTCCGCAGGCGCCGCCTGCCTTTTACGGGGTGCCTATGCAGAAATACGCGCAGGATTATCTGAAAAAAAACGTAAAACCGGTTGTAGACAGGCTCGTAAAGTCATTTCCGAAAGACCCGGACGATATCAGCGGGAGAAATTCCCTGCGAAACCGCGCAGAGATGGAAGTGCGTTATGCGAGGCATCAGGAAGAATTGGAGGAACTGAAAGCAAACGGGGTAAAACTGATCATCGTATCCACGCATGCGGACTGTTCGGAACGGTGCCGGCCCTGGCAGGGGCGCGTTTACAGCCTGGACGGGACGTCCGGCACGACGAGCGACGGGAGAAAATACGTGCCGCTCGAAGCCGCAACCGATCATTATTATACGACGAAAGCGGGAAAGCGGTATAAAAACGGATTATTCGGCTTTAACTGCCGTCATTATAAAATTCCCTATGAAAAAGGGCGCAGATTTACGCGCTATGACGAAGAGACGGCAGAGAGAGAATATCAGGTCACGAAGAATCAGCGGGCGTTAGAGCGAAAAGTAAGGTATTATAAAACGCTTGCGATCGAAAACAGGTCAATCGACAAAAAGGCATATCAGCTGGCAAGGGAGAAAGCCGTAGAGTGGAATAAAATTTATATCGACTACTCGCAACGGCATAACCGAGCGTATGATCCGTCGCGGACACAGCTTTTATGATAGAGCGCCGAAAGGCGCTTTTTTTATGCCCGAAAGGAGGCAGGACAAATGTTTGATTTTTTGAAAAGAAAGAAAAAGGAGGCAGAAGAAACAATGGCAACGACTGACGAAAAGGAAGTCAAAAAGGCCGAAGAAGACATCGCCGAAAAGGGCGAAGATTCTCAGACCGAAAAAGACAGGATCGACGAGAGCGTTGCGGCGCAGGAAAAGGAAACCGGAAACGAAGATTCCCAGACCGCAAAAGACCGCGTCGATGAGAGCGAGGGCGCAGAAAAGGCCGATGAAAAGAAAGCGGAGGAAAAGACGGAAGAGAAAGGCGACGATAAACTCGACCGGCTGATTACCGCGATTGATAAATTGGTCGCTGCGCTTACGCCGAAGGAAAACAGGGAACCCGATTCATTTGATCAGAAATACGGGTTCAAGACCAAAGAGCCGCCTATGGCGGGAGCAAAAGAGTACGGCGAAAAAGAAATCAACGCCCTGCTCGGAAAATAAAATTTGAAAAGGAGTAAAGAATTATGGCAGTAATTGAAACAAACGGACTTTCCGACCGCGGATTGTATTCGCAGGTCATGGCAAACCTCGGCAAGGCTTATTCGCAGTACGGCGTGGGGGACGGCAACTATCCGAATGTAGACGACATTCTGACGGATCGCGCCCTCTACAACGTATGGATGCGAAACCTTCTCAACGCAAAGATCTTTATCGACGGAATGGGGGTAACGAACAGGACGGCGCAGGCACAGGGCGTATCTTCGGTACGCGTGCCCATCATGGCTCCGCCTCCCTATGTTCCCCGTACGATTACGATGCAGCCCTATACGGGAAGTTATCTTCCCGGCACACCCGGCAACGACGGGCTGGAAAACAGAAATCTCCCCAATACGCCGCAGACGGACGGGTTCGACGTGTATTTTAATCAGCTCTACGATCAGCCGACCGTCATTTATAAGCTGTCTCAGAACATGCTTTCGCTTCCGATTGTCGCTCAGTATACGGGGATGATTCCCGATACCGTCGCGAACATGGAAGATTCCACGATCATGGCCACGCAGATCAAGGGGGCGCTTTATCGGGCGGCAACGACGGAGAACGCAAACGTCGTCGACGTAGATCTCACCAGTACCGACGACGGTTATCTGCAGCAGACTATGAACAAGGTGATCGGACTGATGACGAACCCGCAGACTTCCTGGGCGGAGGGGATCGTTCAGTATGACCTTGATCGCTGCGTCATCATCATGAAACAGGCGTTTTTCGATCTGCTGTTTTCAGTTAAAAACGGCGTTCTGATCAACGGCGGCAATCTCCCTCAGGAAATGCTCCTGCGCGGCGCGTTCACCGAAGACGGCAGACCGAAGGGGAATCTTATCCGCGGTATGTATTCGGGCGTGTATATTAAAGTAGTCCCCGATTCTTATTGGAGACAGGCAGCCGCGTATATGGGGATCACCGCAGATCAGTTCGCTGAATTTGACAAGATCCAGGCATACATCGCAAATGCGGAAGGAACTGCGTTCGGCCGTGCCGACACGACGATCAACCCGATCCCCAATCCCGGTTCCGGCGTTGGGACCAAGATTCAGAATCTGTGGCAGTGGGGCTGCGGCGTCGTCCGTCCTTCTGCTCTCGGTATCGTAATTTCAGATCTTGAAAACTTTACCAACCCGGTCGATACCAACGGCAATATCGTTGCTCCCGCGGACTTTAACGAAGTTATTTCTTCTTACGGCACCGCTTCGGTCAACTACGGCAAAACGCAGAAGATCGGCGTGTACGGAAGCGATGATGTGACGACCGTTACCGCGACGATCAAGGGAACGGAAAGCGGAACGCCCGCCATCACGAATGCGTTGCTGACGATTACCAGCGACGGTAAGCCTGTCGGCTTCACGAACAATGCGGACGGTACTTATACTTACATTCTCGGAAGAGGCAAGACCGCAACCGTGAAGGTAACGGCTTCCGGCTATACCACACAGACGGTCAATGTAACGGCCACGAATACTGCAAGCGCGACTTATGCGCAGGCAATCAACATGGTTAAGAAGTCTTAACCGTTTTTTCTAAGGGGTTTTCGTAAAAGCCCCTTTCCAACGCCGTGACTGTGGCGTGACCTTCCTAAAAACGGCTTTTCCTGCGGGTTTTGAGCCGAGATCAAAGCCCGCTCCATTATCAGGAGGCAAAATATGTTTTACAATTACAGGGCCTGTGCCATCGAACCGTATAATGACGAATACATGGTGTTTGACAGCTTTTCCGAACAGTACAAACTGACGGAATCCGCAATCTTGCGCATGGGAATTGATTTGCGTGCCAGACTTGCAGAGAGAAAGGCGCCGAATCCGGAAATGATTATCGAGCAATTCCTCAATGACGTTTCCACGATTATTTATGCCTATATTCACGATTACAGCGTCAATAATCAGGAGCAGGACTGGCTGATCGCGCACATGCCGTCCGCCCGTCCCATTATTTTTAGGGCGTTAAAAGAGCAGGCCCCTTATCTTTTGAAAGTCGGGAACCTGATGTATTCGATCAAGCCGGAGGAAAAAGCGGCGGCCGTGATCGATTCCGCAAAGACAATTCTTTCGACGCCGCTGAAAGAGACGGGCAAGGCGCTTACCTATATGGGGGTGCTGTGATGTTCGATTATCTGGATATTTTAAGCGGGAGATTCGATCAGACGCTGACGGGCGTTTATTACAGGACGCGGCCGAACAGTCCGGACGACGAGAGAATCGAGTTCAATTACGAGCCGGTGGACGTGAAGAGCTGGGCTTATAAGCAGCTGTTCGGAAATCTTGAAAACAGCGAAGGCGCCACATACGCGATCCGCACCAACGACGACGAGGGCTATAAAGTCGGCGGATATATCATAACGCAGGGCGGAAGCATCTGGCAGATCGTTCAAGTGGAGAAAGACATCTTATCCGGGAGCAGGGAGGCATTCCGCTATCTGAAAGACGTCCCCGCCATTCATTACGTCATGCGCTTAGTGCAGGTAGAGGACTTATGGTTAACCGAGAGCGAATAGAGAGCGCCTTTTTTCGGGCCGTTAATACACTGAGGAAGCTCGCGCCCAAAGATACGGGAAACCTCGCGTTTAAAGCCATAAAGGGGGAATGGAGCGACGAAAACACGTATCACATCTATGTAGACGAGAACATCGCTCCGTATATGGTTTACACAAACGAGCCGTGGATCTCTTCGTATTGGAGAGGGAAACAGAATCCGAACGAGCATTGGTGGAACGCTACCATAGAAGAGCTGATTCGCCTTATATCAAATGATTTACAGGGGAAAGTAGAAAACGAAGAACGCGAAAAAGAAATTTCAGAAAAGAAAACTGCGTTTGAATCAGAGTTTGTATCTCGGGTGTATCCGGATACTCAGCAAAGAATTTCCAATAATCATCATAGCAGAGGAAGAGGAAGTGCACAACAAAGGAAAAAGTTTGATGCAGAATTTGTTTCTCGCCTATTTTAAAACAGGAGCACCGAAAAATGATTAACTTAAAACAGATAGCGAAAAAGATTGAAACAGACCTGAACGCAATCCTCAATGCGGAAAACGGCTTGAACAGCCGCTTTGTCAATGAAAAATACCTCTTCGCAACGATGTCGGAAGCGGGGAAGTACAAGCGCGGAAGGCGGCAGGGAAACCAGATCACGCACTATATTTCAGGGATATTATCGCTCATCAATTCAAGTACGGCGACGGCGAACGGCGGCGTGGTGATGGGCGTATATAACTGCTCATATGAGTTCGCAGTCCCTTTGACGCCGCCCCGCCAAATGAAAGTGAAGAAAGAGGACGGAAGCGAAGAGATCGTTGCGCTGGAAGAGACGGAAGAAAACGAGTTTATCATGCCGCAGCTCTTGCGCCCGGTGGTGGATTCGTATTTCAAGGCGAACAAAGGCGCGCAGTTTACGGACGAAGAGGGAATCAATTATTACGGCGGTTTCGAGTATTCGTTTCCCGCCACCGGCATATCTTCCACCGCGGGGATTATCGGGAAATACATGCTGATGACCGTCTATCTTACATACAACTTCGTGGAAAACGGCGTCAATTCCAGCGATTTCAAATTTTATCTGGACGGAATGGAATTGCCGTTCCAGACGTTTGTATTCAACCGAACCTCGACGACGGAGCCGAATGTCTATTCCAACGACGAAAAGGGCGTTGCAAAAAACATCGCGGCAAATACGCAGATCAAGGCGGAGTTTACGATCCCGGCGCTTCGCGACAATGACCCGATCGGTTATATTTACGGCTTTTTGATGAGTGCGGATAAGAATGTCGCGCATGAATTAAAAGCTGTGATTCCGGGCGCTGCATCCGATCATACCTATAATGTCATGATAACGGACGTGAGCATGGCGGGGGAATACGTAAAGAACGCGGGGCTTACCGTTTTGATGATCGAGATCGTAGACGACGAAGAGGCGATCGTCCCGCTTCCGCCTCCCGCAGATGCCTGGGTGATCTCCTTTACTCTGCCAGAGAGTTATGTCGGCTATTCTTTCACGTTTTCAGATGCCGGCGGTAAAGTTGTCAAGACGTCTTTTTCTTACAGGGGAGACGGAATCAGCGGAACGGCGGAAGCGGGACAATTTATCGACGGAGTATTCGAGGCGAAAAAGTATGAGAATTTTTGGATTATCCCGCAGGAACAAATCGCAAGCATTAAAATCTGGACGGGAACAGAATTTGTTTTTGTGGACGTCATAAAGGAGCCTGATCATGCCTAATACAAACGAATATCATCTCTATATCCACGTGGACGAGAAAGAAAAGGAGACGGAATCTCCCGTCTCCAATTCCTCCGCGGAGAAGAAAAAAGATAATGCCATAACGAAAGATGCCGCCCAAAAGGTAGGAGCGGCAGTAGCGATCTATAAAACGGCAAAAGGTTTTGCGCAGCAGCTTATAACACATCAAGTCAGTACGATAGAACTGAGAACAGGTGCTTCTGAATATCAACAGAAAATGCAGTTTATGTATAACATCGGAAATTCTGCGCTTGGAATTTTAGAGAGTATTGCACTTGGTGCGGCAGTTGGTGGCGGAGCGCCCGGTGCGCTTGTCGGCGCTCTTGTCGGAATTGCAGGACAGGCAATTTCCTACGCACAGGCGCAGAATGTCATCGACTTAAACAGAACACTGGAAAGCATGACGATCACACAGAATAACGTGCGTGCGGGGACTGCAAACAGGAGGTTGAATTACTGAAAATTTTCTATTTTCTTTTATTTTTTGGAGGAACTAATAAAATTTGTTGACAATTTTAGTAAATTGATTATAATTAAATCAATAACATTTATGTTATAATTTATTAAAAGGAGGTTCAAAATGGAAAAATGGCAACTGATATTTTATGAACGTAGTGGAAGATGTCCCGTTCAAACATATCTCGATGATTTAAGAAAGTCGAATGAAAACGAATATCGGTTGCTTATGGAAAAAGTAAATTTATTGGAGGAGTTTGGAACAGGAGTTACATATTTTCTAGGAAATAAATTTTATAAACCTTTAAGGGATGGAATTTTTGAATTAAAATATAAAAAGCATCGATTATTATATTTTTATCATAAAAATAAAATAATAATACTTTTACACGGATTTCGAAAAGACAGTGACAAGACGCCTGAAAGCGAAATAGAAAATGCAAAGAGAGAAAGAGAGTATTATTTAAGTAAGGAGATATAAAATGAAATTTTCCGAGTATAAGGAATCGGTGGTACAAAGTGATAGCAAATATGAAGAGATCTTTAAAATAATGGATCTTAAAAGACAAGTTATTACAGAGTTGATTAGAGCAAGAGGGGAACAAAAACTTTCTCAAAAAGATTTAGCAGAGAAGTGCGGTTTAAAACAATCTGCAATTGCTCGTATCGAAGGAATGGAAATTAACCCTAGATTAGATACTCTAATTAAAATTGCTTATGTATTAGGTTTACAGTTGAGTATTATGAAAAAAGGCGATTTTTTAGAGTTTAAGTCTTACAAAATGATGATACAAGATTTAAGCATAAGCAATAACGTTTATTCTAAAAAGATAATGTATAACACAAGTTTTCCCAAAGAATATATTATGAATTATAAGGGGTTCTATAATGAAGGCTGAAAGCATATTAAAGTTTAATGGCTATGTGGTTGAAAAATTAAATTTTCAATTAAATAAAAAATTTGTACATGAAAAAGAGATCGCAATTTCTCCTGCATTTAATAGAGAGATTGAGAAACTTGATGCAAATAAATATTTAGTTCGGGTAAAAGTTGTCATTGGAGACCTTGAGTCTGAAGAACAACCGTTTTACATTGAAGTAATATTGTCTGGTAAATTTGAGGTTGAATCAGAAAAAAGAAATAATAATCTTTCGTTGATCAAATCGAACGCAACAGCAATATTGTTCCCATATTTGAGAAATGCTGTTTCCATGCTTACGGCATTAAGTAATATTCCAACGTTAACGCTTCCGGTTTTTAACATAGTGGCATTATTTGAGGAATACGAAAAAAAAGCAAATGAGAAATAATAAAAAAAAGACGGCTTAGCCGTCTTTTTTCATCTCCGCCCAACCCTAAAACACAAAAGATTTTGACTAATTTTGTCGATTGCATGATAATTTTAGTTAAAATGTGGACAATTTTTATATTTAAACAGTATAATCTTACTTGAAAGAATTTAACTAAGAAAGTGTATTGTGAGGGATTATATGGGGAAAAAAATAATTACATCTTTTTCGGCAATTATTTTTATTATTGCTACTATTTTAGCTTTAATATCTCTTTATAATTCTACTAAAAATAGTATAATAGCGGAAAGTAGGAAAGTATACACAAGTAGTTACGAGGAGGACCGTATTTCGGGGCTATATCATATTAAAGGGGTCTATACTACAGAATATCAATTTATTACAGATGAATTGGTATTTCGGTCGATTGATTTTAAGAAAACAGGAGGGAATTGGGGAGATCAACACTATATTGGCTTGTATTTTGCGAAAATTAAAGACAATAAGTTATACTTAAAAGATGTAAAATCTAATAGTGAAGCTTGGAATATTTCTATTGAATTAGACCAATTAACATTAGTAGAGACAACAGCAGAAACTTATAATGGTGATTGGTTTTTGATTTATATAATAGCAGATATTTGTAGTGGGATAATTTTTATAATTGCATTATTTTTGAAAGATAAAAAGAAAAAGACGGAATGACCGTTTTTTGTTTTAGAAATAAGCGCCTGAAAGGGCGCTTTTTTCATATAAAAAATTTTAAGGAGGACATGAAACATGTCAATCACATTCACAGTCAGCATTAACGGCAAACTTTATCCGAAAGCAGTTTTCCCCTTGAAAACGGCTGATCTTCTCGATGAACAGTTGGACGAGGCATATCTGACAATGGTACTCTGTAAAGAAGAGCATTTCGATATGTTGTCCCGTGTTCAGATTGACGCTAGGACGAAAAACGCTTACGGTCAAATTACTTCGGAGAAGTCCTTTAACTATGTTATTGCAAATGACCGTTCCGTTCTTACAATTAAGGATAAAAAGCTCTACAAGCATGAAATATACTTAATTGAAGAGACAAAACTGTTAGAGGGATTAGTGGGGGATAGTATTGTATTTACAAATACTTTGGGAAACATATATACATTAAATGCTCCTTTATCAACTCCAATAAGCTCAGAAAGTAGATTTCCAGAAAAAACCCCGAGTACGTATAAGGCTGTATTGGAAATTGGAACAGAATTTACATTCGTTCCAGCTTCTGTAATTTATGAAAATCAAGCTAACTTTGACGGAGGAAAATTAACAGTTTTATATGGAGGAGAGCCTATTTTTGAATCTATTTCTTTTCCATATACTACTGTTTTGCAGGAAGGTATGTATGTCGCAAGATATGAAAGTGAATTTGAGATGCCCGCAGGTGGGGAGGCGACAAAAACAGTAGAATATTATTTTACTGTTATTAAAAACCGTTACCCCCTCAAAAAATGGACGATCACCGATGTTGTCCAGCGCACGCTTGATCTTATCGAACCGCACCTTGACGGTTATCCCAACCGCTTTACTTTTAATGAGGAACAGGCGGAGGAATATAAAAACGTAATAGCCCCCGAATTTGCGTTCACAAAGGAGAATCTCCGCGAAAGGTTACAGCAGATAGGGGGCTTTATTCATGCCGAGCCACGGCTTAGAAACGGGGTGATTTACTTCGATAAATACGGGATGAATGACTATGCGGATATGTATAAAACGCCGTATACGGGAAAAATGGTTTGTCAGGATATCAACCACTATGCGACGAATCTCGACAGTTCGGTAGATAATCTGGTCAGTCAGCTTTCTTGGGCGAAAGGGGTTATTATGGAGCCCTTTGCGGGCGGCTATCGCTCTGTCAGGACGGAATCCATGAATGTGCGTATCACAGACGAGAATATGCTCATTCAGACGATTTTCCCCGTTTATCAGGTGGAGAAACTGACCTGCGCTTATATCAAAGACGGAAAACTTACAACCTGCGATATTACGCCGTATGTGTTTGAATCGGTAGATTATAACTCGAATTTATCTTCCTATGATGTAACGTACCCGACCAGTAAAGCATATGCGATTTATTACACGCAGGGGGAAAGGAATATCAGGGGCTTAAATTTCAAAGTACCTGACGCAATCAGCAGCGCCTTACAAAAGTACGCTATTATCAATATTTTGGAAGCGGCGAGCGGTGAAAATTTCGATTGGTTTTATAATATCGACTATCCGACGCTCATGTTCCAGATCACCTACATACCGATATTTTCCACGAGAGTGACGCAGACAAAGCAGTATATCGTGGGAATGCAGCACCCGTTTGCACTGCCATATAATCAGGGGGCGAACATGATAGAGACCTCTTATTACGGCGAGAACATGAAGGGACTTATCGCGCGGCTGGGGAACGTGGAAAAGACGCTCACGTATATGGTATACAACCTGAACAGGATACCGAAAGCGGGGCAGCTCTTTGACGATGAATATTATATCTCCGCGGTGTTTACGGAATTTATGCCGAGTTATATCAAGGTACAGCTTACGCTTTCCAAAGACTTTAACAGGCTGTCGCAGTATATCAACGTACCGAGCTATAAGCGGTTTTACGAAGTATCGGAGCGGCAGGCGTTCCGCAGAGAAACGCTTTATACGGATTATCTGGTGATCGGTAACGAAGTGGAAGACGACGGACAGGCATTGATTGACGATCATTTTTTAGAGTATATAAAGCATACTTTAACGCAAACCGCCCCCGAAGACAGTAAAATTACCTTTGCACAAACAATATCTGTAAATAAAAATAACGAAATGGTAGGTAATGTTTGTGTTTTCCCGGTTTTAGGCACGGCAATGGGGACGACGATGAATTTCTCTTTTTCGGCAGAAGATAATTATTCGGCAGGTCCGCAGAGTGTTGAACATAATGTAAAGAGCGGCAATGATGAAGTAACGGGATATTGGCAGCAGTATGTTCCGTATTGTGATTATTACGGAAGAATATATTATCTTGATTTGTTGTTTGGACAAAAATTTTCTCCGAGCAAAAAGTTAGACGCGGCATTGGGACTTCCCAACCTTCCGGGGGGAACCTATCAGGGAATAAACATTATATCGACAAGACAAAACAGTTTACTCTACCGCAAGGACAGCCGTGAGATAATGAACTTCACCTATCAGGCGAGTTTTGTGACGAATCGGAAAAACATTGTAATAGGCTCTGCGCTGGCGGCGATGAACCCGCTGATCAAAGGCTCCGACAGGGATAATCCCGCGGGGCTTTTCATTTCTCCGCACAGAATCAACAAGTTTGACGATTTCGTCGACGTAAGCGAAATGACGCAGCAGGACTGGACGGGCGCGGAAGACGTGACGGTAGACGGCACGGTCATGCGTTTAGGGCAGATTACGGCGAGCGTAGAGGGGAAAGCATGGGCTATCGTCTATTCGCCGAATCAGGAAGATACGGAGATCACGGTAGAGGACGAGGACGGAAACGTGACGACGCAGAAGATCCCCGTCGGCGATCGGCTTCTGATTGCCTGCAACATGGACGTATACGCGGGGCAACTGATCATATTGCCGAGTATTTCCATTGTACACAATATATTCAAGGAGACGATGACGATCGAAGCGGGCAAGTATCGGTTCAGCGAGGTGGTTTATGCCGTACCTGCAAATGTTAAAATCACAACGCTTGCGTTTACAAGCAACAACCAAAGTTATACCGGAATGTCCTGTACATACAATTCCGAAACAGGAACGACAAGTCTTTCGTACATCAGCGAAGAGGACGGGACAGGTTATGAGGTCTATAATTCCGCCGGAGAATGGACAAATGCCGCTTTCAGAAATATCGAGGTGACTGCGGACAGTTCGGTGGGAATAAAAGAGTATGAGTGGTTCAAAGAAAATACGCAAGCCGTTGAATAAAAGGAGGATAAGAAAATGGATGAAAAGACGTGCGCATTTATGAGACTGGCGAAGGCGTTGCAAGCCAACGCGGAGAAAGAGGCGGAAGCGGTCAAGGGCTATACGGAGCAGTTAGAGGCGATTTTAGCGGCTCAGGAGCTCGCTGACGAAGAGGACAGGGATTTCCTTTCCAAGCTGTATGAAGAGACGCAGGAGAAGATTTCGGACGAATTGAATCACAATCAGTCGCTTCTGAACGAATACGTTGAATTTACGGGGATACCCGTTGCGGAGGAATAAACATGATATTTTATGCGGACGGAGAGGGTACGATCTTTAAGGCGTACCCTACACAGGTTTATCAGGGGAGCGCGGAGGCAAACAGAGTGATCTTCGTCGCTCCCTTTGCTACCTCCAACATGGTAAACGCCTATTTTCAGCTGCCGCACGGCGTGTATGCAGGTCCGTACCTGATGACGAACAAAGGGCTGCTGATGAACAATGACGTACCGGTGGAGCTGGATGGCGCCGTGCTGAACACGTGGGAGCTGAAAGTCCCCTCGGCGGTCACGCAGTACGCCGGGGTAGTGAAAGCGCAGTTTTTCGCGCTGTACAACTCAAATGAAGAGAATGAAGAGGACAGGCATAACGAGGTGATTGCGACCTCTCAAACTTCCTTTACGGTACAAAAAGGGATTCCGGCGGGGTTGCCCTCTGCACCGACAGACGACGCGTATAAGTTGATCATGGAGCAGCTGTCGTATATCATTTCGACGCAGAGCGAGCACGAGGGGAAAGCGCAGAACGGAGAATACCCCGCGCGGTCTATTAAGGAATGGGGTTCTTATTTTACGTACGGGATCGGGGAATATGTAATTCACCTCGATACGCTTTATTATTCAGACACTGCGCCGGGGAATGCCGAACCCGGGAAAGAGACGGCAGACCCGCCGCATTGGAGAGAGGTGTTTTCGTTTGATACCGGAAACGAATGGGGCGCCGAGATCGAGCCGCTGAAAGCAAGAGTTACGCAGAATGAGAAAGATATCGACACGCTTCAGGCACAATATACGGTAGCAGTACAGGATACCAATAAACTTTGGGTTAGGATTACGAACGGAGAACAGGTCGGTGCAGATTCTATCCGAACCCCCGGGGTTGCGTCTACCGTCGTTATGTATTCGGGGCGTTATTACTTTTTCCGCCGCGGAACAGATAATTATATCATGCGCGCAAAGGTAAGCGACATATTTACGGAGCCCTGGACTTCGGACGGAGGAATCGATGAGACGAAGTGGGAAGTAGTCTACAACCTCGGAGAAATTACCGAAACCGTGATCGACGCGGTGAAAGAGTTTATCGACCAGATCTCCGGCTCCTCGTTTGAGATCGTCGCTATAAACTCCGATACGGGATATCCGGACGTAGAATCCCCGGCTAAAAATATCATTTACTTAACGCCGAAAGAAGACGGTGCGACGGGGGACAGCTACGATGAGTGGATTTACACGAACAACAAGTGGGAGCGCATCGGCTCGACAGAGATCGACCTCTCCGCGTACGTGACGAAGACGGAACTAAGCAGCACGCTTTCGTCGTATGTAACGCAGACGCTTCTGACGCAGACCTTGCAGAACTACATAACAAGCACGGTTTTAACGCAGACACTGACGGACTATGCGACAAAGCAGTATGTTGACGAAGCAGTCTCTTCCGCCGGAGTAAAACAGAATGAAGTCATTGCAAGAGTTGACGCGCTCCCTGAGGCTACGGCAGACAGTGCGGATATTGTCATGGTAAACGGCGAACTTTACGTAAAGGAGGTAAATTAAATGGCTGCTATATATAAAAAACTCGGCTATTCCGCGGACGATATCCAATCGATTGAGAATACGGTAAGCGGAAATGTTCTGACAACCAAAATCACTTTGAAAAGCGGCGAAGAAATTACTGCAACGGCGAATCTGCCGCAGGAGGAGTACACATTGCCGCAGGCGACAAATACGGCGTTAGGCGGCGTAAAAATGCCCTCTGCGGCTTCGGGGCAGACGGAGAAAGCGGGAATCACGTCAGACGGCTATCCCGTCACAAAACCCATTGTAAAGCCTGACGGCGTGAACGTAACGCTAAGTGGAAAGAACCTGAACGTAGAGGTTGAGCTTGATAACAACACGAGCGTAAGCGGGCAGGCTGATTTGACTGCGTTGACCGAAATGCCTGTAGCCACGACGTCGGCAGTCGGCGGAATCAAGGCTCAAAGCGGATCGTCGGACGGTCAGAATTTCCCTGTACAGGTGAACTCTGACGGAACGGCGTTTATCAACATACCGATTTATAACGGGGAGGTGGAATAATATGGCAAATACTGATCCTCGGTATTATTATTTTAATAAAACGCTTTCTTTTTCTGATACTGGTGACTGGTATATGAAAGGGAATATTGAGTGTAATGGCGTTCGTTATGACCAAATCCGATTCAGTTCAAATTTTGTCGTTTATGAGTCTTTTGACAATGAGGGTATGCCTGATGTTACGACCGAAGTATATAATAACGGCAAATGGGTAAATGAAATTTATCGGTATGTTTATGTACCTGATATTACAGGGGGAGACGTCCCTAACCGGATTTTAAATAATGCAATAGAATCTACTTCCCCCGTTATATATAAAGGGACTTTTACGATGAAACCCGCTGTTTCTTTTTCCACTGCTTATACTTATAATTTTACTTTTTCAAGTGGCGGAACTGGATACAACGAGATAAAAACACTTTCAAGCGGAGCTGTTTATTATTATTATGCGAGTGGAAACTCTGACCGTGCATATTCTACTCATTCCGGTTGGGCGAAAAGCGATTATCGTTATATTTCTCTTTCCGGTACTAATTCTAATGTTTGTACACAACCCGCTTATACGGCATTTATGGCTAATGTCGATTCGTTTTCGACTATCGACGAGCCAACCACCTACACAATAGAAAAAGGAACGTACGCGGCAACTACCGAACAAGCCACTTATACGATTGAAAAAGGAAAATACAAAGGTATAGACACACCAACTTTTAGCGGACCCAATATAAACCAACAAATGACATTTCAAGCTAATAACATAACTTACCAAGAAATGAGAATCAGGCCAGCAAGAAATAATATAATTTACTGGGACGAAGCGCTCGAATATGGATACACGGCTTACAATGGAGCATGGCAGGAAAATTCGGCTGATATATATTTGCATGAAAACGTCACAGCTTCGAGTAGTTTTTATAATTGGTTTACCGCGAATTTCCAAAAAGAAGAAGATTTAATCGAAAAAGAACTAACTACAGTCGACGGAATTACGCTCTTAACCTCGGGGAAGTATTGTGATAAAGATATCAAAGTAACGCCCGCAAATCCTGAAAACATAGTAGCTGGGAATATCAGAAGCGGGGTTCAGATTTTGGGCGTAACGGGGAATTACGCGGGAGAAGGTGTTACTTTACAGGAAAAGACAGTAAATCCTACTACTTCCGTGCAGAATGTAACGCCTGACGCAAATTATGATGGATTGAGTAAGGTAATCGTAAGTGCAATCCAGACGGAGACAAAATCTGCTACGCCGACGAAATCAACGCAGACGATAACGCCTGCAAGCGGGAAATTCCTTTCCAGCGTCACGGTAAATCCCATTCCGTCGAATTACATTATTCCGACGGGAACGAAAGAGATCACGGAAAACGGAACTGCGGATGTTACCCAATTTGCAAATGTCAATGTCAATGTTCCTTCTCCGAACGCGACTGTAACAGAAAACGATGATGGAACAGTTGACATTGCAATCAATAATTTATGAGGTGAATTATGGCAAGTGGGTTTTATTTATTGATAGTAAATTTTGATGAAAACGTAGAAAAAGTTAATATACAAAGCGGAGATATAACCGTGCAGGTACAGAACAGCGGGAAAGAGATTACACTCAAAGGAGATGAAATCTGTGTTTCGGTCAATTATAAACCTGGATACAAATTATTTAGTCTGATAGCGACTGGATCATGGGAAAATGCCTTTTCCGAAATAAAAGACGGAAAACTTGTGATGAAACCGCTGGGGGATTTCAGTGGAGCTATCACCGTAAAAAGTAAGAAGGTGGAGGTCTAGTTATGGCTACAGTTAGTGGAATAAAAGTGTTCAAGGATTCGATTAAGTTTCCTTCTAATATTTTTCAGGTAGTTGATTACACATGTCCTGACGAGCCTAAGTCTACTTCATTTCACTCAATGATTATAAGTTCTTCTCTAATTTACAGCACTGGAATAGACTTTTCAGGGGGAACTTTTACTACGGTTTACGATTCAGACGGATGGGCAAACACTTATTACAAAACAGTTGATTTTGGAGAGGCAGAACAGACAGTAGATGATGTTTTCTTTTCGTGGCTGGATGAAAATATTGTAAAAGAGCCTGAGACAAAAACCATCCGCACTTTGATGATCAACGGAACCGTAACGACAGAATGGAACGGAAAGCCTGTCAAACAAGTCACTGTCGATGGGGTTACTTACAAAATGCCAGAGACTTCTACAACATACACAATCGAAGGAGGGTACTATTTAGGGAATGATGAATTAACGGAAGTAGCGTTTGAAAAAGAAACCATCTTCTTTACGGTAGGAAGTACAAACTACGTCGGAATGGAAATGATTGCTTCAATGGGCGGTAAATTAAGATATTATCTTTCCGCTGACTCTTATATATATGCTTATGAAACGGCTTGGCAGGACTCTTCTTATAAAACCATTCTTCTTAGTTCCGGAAACCACGTTACGACAAATGAAACTTTTTACAACTGGTTTACGGCGAATTATCAGCCGTACGAAGAGCCCGTAACGTACACAATTAAAGCGGGAACATATACTTGGAAGAATGAGCCTACGGACCCCTATAAAAATATTTTACAATCCAACTTTAATATTACTTCTAACGGTAAAAATTATATAGGAATAAATATATATGGCAGTTTGGATTTTAGGTATGTAATAGCTGAGGGAAATGAGCAATTTGTTTATAGCTTTGAAGGCTATGACTGGGGGACAGAGGCTTTTAAAACTTTTGCCGTTGAGTCCGACGCTCTTGTTTCTGCTGAATTTTATAATTTTCTAATGGAAAATATATCAAATTATGAAGGAGCAGAGCCGCAACTCATAACGGTTACATATACAGAGGATACGGCTGCCGGAACGGTAACGATAACCAATCAAAGCGACTTTGCCGGATATGTTGAAGTAACTGTGTCTACACTGGCAGGAGCTTCAATTTATATAACAACTGCCGCAGATACGTCGGAAGGTTATTACAAGCTGGAAGCAAATCAAACCAGGACTCTTAATGTTGGAGGAGACTGGCCGGAACAGCAGCGCGGTGATGATTTAATTGCAACGGTCACGCCTGTTTTGTATGTAGAGCCCACTCTAATCACTTTTAAGATAAGCAATTATGCTTATCAAGCCGAAGAGGGAATGACGTGGAGCGAATGGGTAGCGAGCAGTTACAACACTGGCGGTTATACAGAATCCGGCGGGAAAATATTTAGTTCAGGTTATGGAGTTGTAAGCACCCCGGCGGGCAGTGTGGCTTCTTCCGATGTCATAGATCCTAACGAAAGTTATACAAAGGATATAAGCGGCGGTTCGTCGAGTTAAAGGAGCAGAAAGATGAAAACAATCATAGTATATCCCTCGCTCGGGATACGGGACGAGGTGGAAGAAAAGGAGGACAGAAATGAAACTGAATCTTAGCGCGGCGGGGCTGTCGAGATACGACAGTCCCGTTCTTTATCTGACGGACGACGAGCACACGGTGATCGACGTAGGCCTCCCGAAATTGAGCGGGAGGTTTTATTTTGTCGGGGAACTGGGCGGATATCATTTCTCTAAGGAAGTCACGAACGGTTGCCTGGTCTTTCAGAAAGACCAGCTGACGGTCGGGGAGATCAAGGGAAGCGTCGTGCATCTGTACAAGGGAATCCGGATCCGCGAGTATACGGTTGAGCCGTTGATCGTGACGACAATCGGGGAGGCGGATATTTATTCGGACGTAGAGAAAAAAGTCAATGAACTGGATGAACGCGTGAAAACGCTCGAGAAAAAAAGAATTATCAAATAGGAGAAAGATTATGAAAAAATTAGTTGTGTTGTTGGTTGCATTTATGGTTTTGGCGTGCGGCGCTTTTGCCGTCACCGCGGTGTTTGCGGAAGAAATAACCGAACCGCCCGCAACGGAAACGCCGGATACAACGCCGGGGACAGAAGGGGAGGAGCCTGTAACTCCGCCCGAAGATCAGACGACGGACGCAGAGGAAGATAGCCTGAAAGACAAGCTGAACGCGTTGCTGGAAAAGCTGAAAGAATCGGAAAGCATGGACTATTTTACGACGACGATTTTGCCGCTTCTTGTGACGGCGGGCAGTACGATTCTGGCGGTTTTGGCGCTGTTGCTTCCATTCCTGAAGAATCATTCCCGTTATAAGCAGTTACAGGGTGTGTATGCGGAATTAAAAACGGAAAACGAAAAATTACAGGAACTGTTGAAAAGCACGGACGTAGGGCAGATCAAAGACGGATTGGCGGCGCTTTTGGGTGACGAAGTCGTAAAAGCGGTGGAGGCGTTCAAGATAGACAAGCAGGCGCTTTCTGAAGTAATTACGCAGTTGCAGGAGCTCCATGCAATGCTGAAGAAATTAACAGAGGGGGCAAAGGTAGCTTGGGCGGAGAGCGGCGCGGCGGTGTCGTGCCTTTGCGAGAATACGTCTCAAACGGTGTTGGAGCGGCAGAATCTTCTGATTTCCGCGCTGGAAAGCTATATCGTCGCGCAGAAGGGAGACGAAGCGCAGAAGATCCTGACAGATATCAAGGAAGAAGCGGGGGTGTGACAATGACGAATCTCGGGAAGTGCCGTTTATACCGCATATACGCTTTTCTGACCTATTGCATTCCCATGATTATCCTGTTTGCGGTCAACAATAAAGCGTATATGTCAGGCGGCTCTGCGTTCGGATTTTGGGCTTATATCCTGCTGTTTTTCTGTCTGATCGCATTCAAGAACATATTTCTGAAATGGGTTGAGAAGAGGGCGACGCTCGTCATGAGCGCCGTCCTCATGATCTTCTCGCTGATGATGATTTATCTCGCGGAGGAAATGCTGCTGATCTGCGCGGTTTCGCTGGTTGCCAGCATTCTTTCCTACTTTGTTGACGTCGTCGCGGACGTCTATTACGCGAACGCCTGGATCGCAGTCAACGGTAATACGCAGAATTTACAGCGGAATACCGCCCGCGCGCTCCCGGACCGGGAGGCATGGAGGATCGCTTACGGCGTGGACGAGGTGAAACATGGAGAGTAAATTCGATTTCGACATGAATAATCTCGCCCCGAAAAAGATACAGGCGGGCGTGAAGCTGTCAACCGTAAAGGGCGGCATCATGGGCGCTTATATCGGCGGCGCAGTGATGAACTTTATCGTCTACGCCTTCGTCACCTTCGCGCAGATCTCTTTCGGCATCGCGGGAGGATTGGAACAGGCGGGCGATCTTCTATTACAAAGTATCATCTATTTTACCTGCGCTTACGTCATGTTTCTCTTGACCGTGCAGATCGGCGCGGAGCGTGCAAAACAGACGCAGTCGTTTATCCAGGCGAAAGAGCGGTACGAAGCAGCGCGCGACGGGCTGATCAAGAATCACGGAACGGAAATTAACGAGTTTTGCGAATGGTACGTCCACGGCGAACTGAAGGCAGCCCGCACCAATTCTTTAACAGAAATATCCATGAGTTACGAAGAATACGAGCGGGAATACCTCGGATTGGGGAAAAAGGCGCTTGAGAAAACGGACCTATCCAAACATGAGAGAAAAGTCGTTTGGAGAACCAATAAAATATTGCCCGTAAAACTCGAATCCTGGATGATTACCCGTTCCCGGAAAGTATCCTTTCATCGGATTGCCGTTGCTTCTTCCGCGCAGGAAAAGAAGAGCACGGACAGCAAATTGCATTTTGCAATTTCGCTGATCACGACGCTGGCAGCTTCCTTTGCGGTAGTAGACGTGGCGAGCGCGTTTTCCATGCAGGTACTTATCCTTGCGCTCGTGCGGCTGATTCCCTTTATCATCAACATTCCGCTGGGGTTGATCCGCGGTTACGGGCTTTATGCGACGCGGGAAGTATCCAATTTTGAATCGCTCTGCACTCTGATCGATTCCGCAAACGTTTATTTTGAGGGGAAACAAGAAATAGCTCATGTGAGCAACGAGACGGAAGAATAGTAATTGCCGATATCGTTTTCAGCGGTTAGCACCATTCTAAAAGGAGGTGGTAGCCAATGAGTATATCTATATCGGAAATAACTATTTTTCTGTTAGCGGTAGCAATCATAAAACTGGTCGATAAAATAAATAAGAAATAACCTCCCATTGCAGTGGGAGGTTATTTCTTTTCCAAGCTAACCGCTGAAAACGATATCGTTCACATCAATTTTATTATATTACAAAAAAGAATACTTGTCAACTCTATTTTTTATTTTTATAAATCAATTTAATTATTGATATAACTTAGTAGACCCAAAGAGGGTTTAATGTA